CGCGGTATGGAAACTAGCTAACAAGTTTCGCCAACCCAAACCGAAACCACTACCGAAGGAAATAGCCAGTCCAACACGCAGCCTACTTCGGATTCTACTGGACAACCGCACAATCTCACGCAAGAGAGCAATTCAACTGGGATTGACGGACGCACCAGCAAAACAGACACAGTTCGAGGAGAACAAGGAGAACTGGGGCAAGACGGAAGCAAGCAAGGTGGAGAACCAACGCAAGCAACTAGCGAAACAAGCACAGATAGCAGAGTACAGCAACGCTCGCAAAGCAATAGCGTGGGAGAAACATTAGGCGACAAAGAGGTAGATAGTTTATACCGAGAAGCCTTGAGTGATCGCAATGCTTACCGAGATACCGATGTTGATAATATTGACAACGCTATTCGTCAGTCAGAAGCTAACTTAGCACGCTACATAGACGAAGGCGATCATCAAAATGTTGAGTATGAAGATAATTATTTACGCCAAGCCTATGCACGTAAGGAGCAACTTACAGGCGAAAATCAACTAGATAACTATAAACGCAGACGTAATGAGTTAGGTGTTACAAACGTAGAGGATTTGCAAGCTAATAAACGTAAACAGCGAATTGATGAGCGTAACCAACAACGTGAACGCCAAGTTGCGGATAAAGAGATTTCTGATCTAGGTGACGCAATTTACCAAGCGTATAAAAAGGCTATCAGTAATCCTTTTGCAAAAGATTTACCTCAACAGCGTGAACAACTACGATCTATGCTTGAAGAACATAATGAACGTTCTGATAAAGCAATAGACGTTGATCGCTATATGCGTAAGTTTGATGAAAGAATTAAGAACGATACAACATTCGCAGTTCGTACTATTACTAACCTTGAGCGTAAAGCGGAAGAAATTGAAGCTGAATTAAATGAGCTGATTGATGAATTAGCGAATATTAGTAAAAACGCCAAAGGTAAAGCGGTAGATTCTTACAATGAAATGAAGTCAAAGATTCGCAAACTAATTCAACGTGTACGTGAGTTTTTCTCTGAAGCAAAAGGTAAAATTTCTAATTCCTTTACGAAGAAGTTTAATGAATTAAAGCTATTAGCAGATAATTTGTTAGACGATATTTCTAACTTTAAGCCTGGCCATAAATTGCTAACTGCTAAAGCGTGGAGTAATAAGACTTCAAAAAGTGCGAAGAAATTGCGTGATGTTACTAACGATACTTTGAAACTAATGCGAGACAAAAATAGCGAAGATGTCGATGCTGACGATTTGTTCGGAAATCTACGTTCGCCTAAACCAGGTAAAAAAGGTTCGGCTATTGAAGTAGCTCCAGATAAAGCGTCTCAAATAAAAGAAGCAACATCTCGTCTGCGTAAAAATGTAGTAGAGCGTAGTGGCTTACCACGTGTAGATTTATCAGAAGAAAACCAACAAGATAGAAAAGTAAATAGCTATGGAGATCAAACTAATAAACCAGTTGATGTGTCAGCTTCAGTTCGACATAAACAACAATCTTCTGTATCTAACGAAAGAACAGAGACTAGCACGTCTAGCGATACTACTTCACCAACAAAATCTGCTGACGAGAGCAGTGCTACTAAGCCCGAACGGAAAGGTAGTGGTGAAGAAACATTAACGCCTAGCGAGAGACGAGCATACCCTTCGTTTATGACTGATGAAGAAATCATTGCGTCTAAGAATAGATTAAAAGAGTTTGCAAAAGAAGCTAAGAAAAATGCTCACACACGTGAGTTCTTAGCTGCTAGGAAAGGTACATTCAAGTCGAAAGCTGAAATGGTAGACGCTATGCAAAAAGCAATGAGTGAGCATCTAGAAGATACTGAACTCAATGCAGAGCTATTTAAACACGCTTCTAGTCTTATCGACCAACATAAAGGACGTAAAGGGTGGGGTAAAAACTCCGCAGAGCTAGCGTTACCGAAAGGGGCGAAAATGTCGCTCACTAACGTAATAGGTTCTGCGGAAAAAGCTCATAGAGAGGAAGTAGGCAATAGTGCTACTGAACAAGCTACTAACGTTGAGCCAAACCCAGTAGACGATCTAGTTTCGGAAATAAAAGCGTTTAAGGGTAAACCTAAAGCAGAAGATGTGTCGGCTTTCCGAGACAAGGCTAGAGAGTTAAAAGCGTCGCTTAATCCAAAAGTACGTTCTGCTATTAATAAATTAGCGGATAAACTGGACGATGACGAATACCTAGCCTATGCTGATACAGAGCAACGTAAGCGAGAAGAACGTAAGGAGAAAGCCTACAAAGAAGTAGAAGATGCGATTAAGGGTGAACGTACTTATGAAAAATCCGAACTAACTACAACTAAAGACGGAAGTGTTAAGGCTACTGTGTATCGTGGTGGCGAAACAGAAAACCGTGGCATTATGTGGTTCTCAACTAACGAGCGAGTAGCAGCGACTTACGCTAGAGACGGAAACGTTCACACTAAAGAACTTACTATAAGTAAACCTAAAGTGATTGATGCGAAAGGGGTAACTTTTTCTCAAGTGCAAGAAAAAGCAACCTACACAAGAGAACGTATACGCAAAGAATACCCTGAACTACATAACGCTATCGTAGAGTTTATGTATGGTAAAGATAGTCGAGGTGAAAATCAGTTCAAGAAAACTGATCGTTTAGTGTATGACACGTTAGCACATAATGCGTTAGTTAAAGCAGGAGTAGTGGACGGTGACGTTTATACTGGTGTCGTAATCCGTAACGTAATTGACGCAGGCAACAAAAACATATCGCCAATGAAAGGGTCTAAAAATGACGATTTCATCGGAGATAATGTAGTCGTATTTAACGAACAAAGAGCCAACGAAACGGTATACTCCGCAATAAAGAAAGAAGAACCTAAAGAAAATACTGTTGCTAACTTTAATAAAGAAAATCGCATTAATAGTGCGATTGATAATGCCGTAGCTTCTGAAGAAGAAAAAGTTAAACCTTACCTGAAAGAGTTTAAAACAGGTGATTTGCGTAGCAATCAAAAACGTGCGAGTGAGTTACTTAAAGATAACCCTAAAGACACAGATCAAATTAAGGAAGCGTTTTTTGACCGTACACCTAATGCTCGTCCTGCTAGTTGGGGTGTAGTAGAGCGTGGCTATATTCGTTTTGATATTCGCAACCCTAACCATAAGGCGTTTAAAGGTACTAGAGTAGGGCTACTAGGCTTTGACTTTGACGGCAATGCAGTGTATGGCACAGAAGAAATGGCGTTTGACGACATTAAGAAAAGTGATACTGCCGAAGATATTACGACCATTACGCTTGCACAGCAACCAAAAGATACTCGTGAAACTACGGATAAAGCGGTAGAAAATGTTATTCGCACTAACCCAGCGCTTGAGCAGGATATGCGAGACGTGGTGGAAGAATTTGCGAAAGAGAATGACATTCTTGAAGAAGATGGTTCACCAGTGCAAGGTACGAATGAAAACATTGCTTGGGCTTCCAATAACGCTGACTTTATGAGTTGGTTGGAGAAAGGGTCTAAAGCACTTCACGCTATGTTTAAGAAAGTTCAAAGCGTATTAGCAGGTGTATTAGCTGTTGTAGCCGTAGGAGCAATGACTGTTCCAAATGACGCTATGGCTCACACTGGGTACAGTGTTTATGAAAGTGGCCCTAAGATTGAAAATGTATCGCAACAAGCAAGCGATACAATTAACTGGGTTGTTAAACAGAAAGACCATAATGGTAAAGCGTTCGTAGTGGCAGATAAAGCTCAAGGTAAAATCTTAATTGTAGACACTGACGGTAAAGTGCTTGATTCGCAAAATGCTATCTTTGGTAAAAACAAAGGTGATAGTACAGCGTTCGGTAACACACCTAGTGGTCGATTCCAACTTCATAAAACCGAGACGAAAAACTTATCTGATGTAGATAAACGTGTGTTCGGTGATAGCGTATTGGATCTAACTGACAAAGAAACAGGGCGTAAAGTAACGAACGAAAAAGGTCAAGTAGTCGCAATGCACCGTGTGGTGAACACAAAACAACGCCACGCTGCACTTAACTCTGCGACTGCGAACGACAATTACCTATCGCACGGCTGTATCAACGTACCAACTGCGTTCTATAACTCTGCGAACAGCAAACTTGACGGTGCTATGGTATACGTTCTTAATCAAGACGGAAGCTCAAATATGAGTGATACCAAAGGTAAAACTAAGTCTGACGTATCATCTAAGAACAATGAGCAGTCTCAATCGTCAGATACGAGCAACACCGCTAAGAAAACAGGGGTTAAAAGCTCAAATTTGAAACTTGATAATCACACAGGTCTCAATGTAGCTAAAAAATCCTCGCTGAAATTCAGCGTGAAAGCGAAAGATATTACCCGCGTAACAGGTAGTGTTTCGGTAGATAAGTTACGTAAAGCGTTAGATCACGCATTAGGAGACCTAGCCAACAATGTAAACTTCATCACAGCGAAAGACTACGGTAATACACAAGGCTTTGACAAAATCCGTAACGCAGGCGTAGAGGGTTTTTATGATCCAATTAACAAACAGGTCTATATTGTAGCGGATAATATTGAAGCACAGAACGGATTATCAGCCGAAGAACGTATGGCCTGGGTAGCGTGGCACGAGTTAGTGCATAACGGCTTAGACGTTAAACACGGCGATGAGTTAGGTAATATTCTCTATAAAGTGCAGGGCAATAGCTTCATCTCGCAATTAGCTGAAGCGATTATGCAAGATCGTAGAGACAACCAACTTACCGAGATTGGATATGACAAAGCCACAGAAGAAGCCTTAGCTGAACTTGGTGCTGCAATTAAAACAGGTAAAGTGAAAGCACTTGCGTCTCGCTATAAAGTAGAACTACCGCTTGAATATCAAGGTGGATTAAAGGCTATTATTGGTAAACACTTAGTTAGTCTACGCCAGTTAATCAGCAAAGTGCTTGGCAAGAAAGTATTTACCACGAAACAAGTTGAGCGTTTACTTGAGGACGCACTGAAAGAAGTTAAGCCAGACGAAGCGACAAAAGCGTTCGCAGAGAAAGCTCTTGCGGATATTAACGACCCTGAATCTGCCTTTACTAAGTCAGTAATGTTCTCGGTTGCTGATAAAGCGAAGAACTTTGTTAAAGACGTTTCACACGTTATATCTGGTGGCGATATTAGCCGTACTGGTTCTACTCCTGCTCGAGATGGCACAAAAGCAGCGAAAGAGCGTACAACAAGACAAGGATTTATCTCTCGCATTTGGACTGGTGTACAAGACAGCCAACAAGTTATTATTGACCTAGATCCTGAAGGTAACGGTGGTAGATTATCTAACGCTGTGGCGACATTCTCGAATAAAGCTGCACAAATGGGCCGTAGATACAGATCAAGAATTAAAAACCTTGAGATGAAGTTCAATAAGTTTGCTGCTGAAAACAAAGACTTGTTCCCTAACAGACGTGACCGCAGACAGATCGACCATATCGTCCAAGACGTAACTTCTTCTTTACGCACTATCACAGGTGGTAATGAGCAGATCCGTAAACGTGTGGAGAACACAATCTTCGGGGAAGATATTTATGATAACAACGGTAATTTCGTTAAGCATATTCCAGGTTTAGCCGACCGTGTACAAGAGTATTCAGAGTATATCGCTAATGCGAAAGCACAAGGTTTAGCTCCAAGTAGCTATATTACAGCTCGCCTGAATGAATATACGAAGTTGCTTGACGACCAAATTGCAATTCAGAATACGTTTGATAAATCTGACGCTACTATTATTCAACGTAGCAACGCTGCGAATGATACGTCTCGTAAAAACTGGCGTGGACACGATGGATTCACTACCGCAGAAGCAGAACAAAAATTACGTGATCTAAAAGCTAAAGGGTTTATCGACTTTGACGTAGATAATCTAACCAAAGTGCCTTACCAAGTGAAACGCTTTATCAAAGGTGTCAATGGACAACCCGATACGTTTACCGTAGAGACACACTATCGCTATGAGACTAAGGACGTTAAAGCGTTGGCGAAAGGTCGCATTATGCCACTCGTTGATGAGTATGTAGCGTTAAGCCAAGATATGTACCAAGAAGCAGTTAATTTAGTCGGTAAAGATATTATGGGTGACGCTCCGTCAGAAGAATGGCAAGTAGGTACAATGGGTAAAGTCCGTAATGCTTACACTACGCAAGCGAAAGACGCTAATGGTAACGTGATTGACGGTGTATATGACGTATCGCAGAACAGCAATATCGACAACATTATTTCTTTACGACAAGCAGCAGAGTATCAAAGTCGTTTAAATGGTCGTGCGTTCAACGGTGGTACTGCTCTTGAGAACTTAACGTGGCACGTTGAGCTAATGTCTAAACAGGCAGCGTCAAAAAATATTGGTAAAGTGCTATATGACTTGTGGCAAGATCCAAAAACCAGCCATCTTGTTAGAGTGTATAGACGTAATGACAAAGATTACAGCTCTCAAAATGGTATCTTGATTACGAGAGATAAAGTGGTAGGTGGTAGAGTCGTAAAAGATGCCAACGGTAATCCTGTACAAGAAGTGATAAAAGTAGCGTTCGCAGATGAAGAAGCTAATCGAGCATTGTTTGGCGACAATATCGCAAGAGAAGAACTCACTAACGGTAACTTAATCGCTCGTGCATTATTCGGTATGTTGTCTAACTTAACTAAACTAGGTAGCTTAGGTTTAACTGGTAGTGTCGGGTTCTCTATCCCAAATGCGATCAAAGGTTATAACGAGAAACTAAACCAAATGTTAGCGTGGAGTTCAGATAATCCATTTGTTAAGTCTCTGCCACAAGACATTCAAGATAAATATTTTGCGAAAGGTGCAATAAAAGGTTTTGCTCAAGGTACTAAGTTACAAGCTACCACTGCCTACCATAAGTATGCAAATACAGCCAACTTGAAACACATGGGAGATATGCAACTTGCAGCGACCATATTCTCGCAAGAGTTAATCAACAATAACGGCAAAATCGTAAAAGGATTAAAAGCGGTAAAAGGATTAAGTAAAGGTGCTGAACGTGAATATCAGAAACTTGTTTATATGTATGAACAAGGTGGTATCTCGTCTCGTGTGGAAGAACTGATAAACTCAAGTAAAGAGTTGAAACTACGTTTCGCCACTGGTCCACGAGTAGCGAAGTGGAGCGGAAAAGCAAGTAAGGCATTAGAAACCGCAGCCAGTGTTACAATGTCACAAGAGCTTGTATCGTCTCTTATGATGTTCGACTTATTAACTCAAACGTTAGGTATGCCACCAGAAAAAGCAGTTGAAGCCAACTTGCACTTTATGAACTTTAACAAACGTGGTACGTGGAAAATTATGGACTATATCCGTAGATATACTATGTTTGGTAATGCGATTGCTCAAGGTTCTAAGGCTTTCCAAAACGCTTGGATTGAACAAACTAACGACCCTAATCATAAGTTGTTTGGTTGGTTTGGCCCAGTAGGCTACACCATTAGCGACAGAGCTATCGGTAGAGCTATACGTAACGTTACTATCGGAATAGGTATGAATCTAGCAGCTAGAATGTGGGCAGAGAGTGTATGCGGTGGGTCGCATAAAGACTTGGGTAGTCCATTTGACAGCTTAAACCCATACGAGCTTATGCGTGATATACCTATCGCCTATGACTGCGATGAGAATGGACCTGTTTACTTCCGTTTCCCAGTCGAGTATGGTACTGGTAACGTAGAAAACGCTGCGGGTGTTAGTGTTGTTCAAGTGCTTACAGGAGCGTGGAGTGCAAAACAAGGACTAGAGTTCGTGATGGATAGCTTACGAGATAATGCGTTACCTATCTCTATGCCAGTGATGAAAACTAAAGACCCATTCCAATTAGCGGTATCGTTCTTAATGCCACTTGTTCCAGAACCTGCAAAAGGGATGGTATTAGCGTTTGGTGGAATAGATAGCTTCGGTAATCCACTTAACTCTATGTCGTACCAGTTCAAAGACTACAAACCAGGTACAGGGAAAAAGACTACGGATCAAGCGTGGACAGAACTAGCAGAATCGCTTTACGGTGTAGGTATATTTGGTAACTTATCCCCAGAACAAGTGAAAGTATTGGCTACGTCTTGGACGCAAGGGGTGTTCAGAGAAATGCTAACATACGCAGTGGAAGATGACCCTAAAGGAAGTTTATGGGGTGCGATATTAGGGGCTAAATCTGTGGTAAGGGATTACAAAGGACATGACAAAATCGCCTACACAATGGCACAGACTTACTTGCAAAGCCGTTACGATGACTTGAACGAGATAGCAATCAAAGCCGAAGGTACAGGTAATCCAAATCCAAGTACGAAGTGGTTAGAAGAAAACGGATATGAAATGGACGAAAAAGAGTCTAAACTCTTAAAACAAGTCTTGAAGTACCGAGCTTCTCTAAAAGATAAGACAGCTTCGCAGGAAAGACGCTACAAAAACAACGTAGATTTCATTAAGAGTATGCGAGCAATAGAGGGTTATAATGATAATTAGAGCTAACTCAAACACGAAGCGGATCACATTACGGGTCCGCCGTAATAATATGCCTGATTGTTGCGACAAGATGGCGTTACATATCACGCCTTTACAGTGTGACGAACCGCCTAAATACAAATACTGCTACACCGAGTGTGGCGGTATGGAGCGTGTAGAAATAAAACGTGAACCGTTACTAACTTTAGTGTATGATATGTTCGATTATGATGAACACGGCAATGTTAATTTTCTTTTAGATAGCCAGTTCGCTAATCTCCCTTGTGGTCGCTACAACGCTGAACTCTGCGTATGCGACTGCAAGGTCTCAAAATTCCAAATTGACAAACGAGATATTGTCAATGTATCTAACGTAATGGTAGATGACCGAAACGATTGTTGCGAGGGTAAATATGGCTGCTAAGACTATACCTGGTTACGCCAGTTCTATAATCAATATTTTAGAAGCTGACGACAAAGTTATCCCACTTAAAGATACACAAACAATCCTTAATCGCTTAAAACCAAATGAATGGACAACGTTGTTGATCCAAGACCCAACAGGTTATGAAGTGGTTAAGGTACTAAATTTTCAAGGTAACATTGCGATTGAGCGTGGGTTGAGTGGCACTACACCTAAGCGTTTCCCAGTCGGTAGTTGTGTTACTTTCTCGCCTAGTGATGAGTTACTTAAAGCACTGGTCTGCGAAACAGATTGTTGTCCAGAGGGTGAAGATAAGAATTATGGTACGGTAGCTACTGCTCCATCAAGTGTGGCATTAGAGATCGCACCTAACACGGTGATCGGTGGAGCTTCGGCTATTCTAGGCGAACCTACTGGTTTTATGTTAATCAACGGCAAGAAAGTGCCGTACTATGAGGGTTAAATTTATGCAACTCTTTAAATTCAAAGATTACATTCGTTCTTGGAGTACGTGGGTTTTAGGTGCAGTTACTGTTACCCCTGTCCTTGATGCAAATGTTGAGACGGTTGCCAATTTCTTGCCTGAACATTGGAAACCATATTTCGTAACCGCATTGGGCGTAATTGGTTTGATCGCACGCTCTATCAAACAAAAGGAGTAATGCACTATGGCTTGTAATGGTTGCGGTGGGTCTCCTGCAATGTCGAAGGAACAGATTGAAAATCTTATTCAAGCTAAAATTGACGAAGGCAAAATTCAAGGTGGTTTAAAAGGTTGTGATGGCGAGAAGTTACCTGCTGAATCAAGAGTAATTTTGTGTTCGCAATTAGCTGAAAAAGTGAAAGAACTTATTTCCAACGGTACAGTCGATGTCGTTACCGACGTAGTGATAGAGGAAGGTAAGTTAGTCGTTACTGACGGTACAGGTAATAAAGTTAAAACGGACTTACCTTACTTGAAAGGAGTTAATGGCGAAAAAGAAGTTGTACTTACTTTACCTGATGGTTCTACTGTATCAGTACCTAAGACTAACAACGTTATTACGAAAGACGACTTTGACGATACTATCGAGAAAGGTGCGAATAAAGCTGATAAATTAGGTGTGCGGCTTGCACCTAATAAAGGTTTGCAACGTACTCTCGATGGTTTAGCCGTTAAAGTTGGTGCTGGCCTTATGATTAATGAGGCAGGTGAAATCGTATTAGAAGTAGATATATCTGCGTTAAAACAAAAACTGATCGATTTGGAAAAAAGTTTAGACGCAATACCTAAACACCACGCAGACGTGTTACTTGTAGATGGTACAGGCGACGTAGATTTATCTTACACTCATAAAACAGAGGAAATGTAGATATGACTACTAGAGTGAAAGTTATTACCCCCGACAATCTTGGCAAAACGATTGTATTCGGGGTACTAGATCCAAAAAAACTGGACGTTATATATGACCAAGACCATTTTGAGTTAGTAGAAGGCAAAGGTATTCGTCTTAAAGATTCAGTTCTTAAACCATTAAAAGATGCAGATATTGCTTCTGGTGATTTAGTTGGTTCAAACTTAGAATTAGCTAAAGTAGATGGTACTAAAATAATTATTCCTTTATCTAACTTAGTTCCTGCTGCTAAAGCAGATAAATTTCTTAAAGGTGTTTCTTATAATGCAGACACTAAAAAATTGGTGTTTAGCATTGGCAATGATGTAGACACCACAACTGAAACAACTGAAGTATCTGTTGCTGACTTGTTACCTGTAGTAACTGGTAATGGTTTACAAGGTGATGGTACAACTGCAAATCCAATATCTATTAAAACTCCAGCTAACAGCGGTTTAAAAGTTGATACAAATGGGATCGCTTTTGACAAAGGCGTTTTAGCTGAATTAGTAGACGGCGATACTATTACTGTAAATGAGCAAGGTAAGCTCGTAGGTGCAGCTTCTGGCTTAGATTGCGAAGCTATTGCTGCATTACCAAGAACAAGTTGGAAACCAGATACTTCAGTCTTAGTGAATCAGGACGGTGAATGTAAACGGCTAGTACCACGCGAGGATATTTTCCAAGAAATCGGTGTTACTATGTCGGCGAACAAACTGTCTGGATTAACTAACCAGAAATACATCATAACAGTAACTGTTACAAATACTGGACTTGGTGTGAATGAAGTAACTGACTTAGCTATCGTAAAACCGCAACTTGGTAATTATGAGTTATCTGATTTTGTTCAACAAGCGTCTATTGGTGTTAATATTGAAACTACAGATAATCTAAATTACAAAATCAAAGGTCTTGGTGCTGGCGGATCAGTGTCAATCACATTCGCTGCTCTGGTTAAATCTTCTGGAAACTTAATGTTTGGAGCAAACGTAAATGCGAATACCGCTTTGGATTTACAAAGTAACAATAACCAAGCCACGTTGGTCTTATCAGTTATCAGCCCAGTTGTTGATAATATAGATGTAGGCGAAGATTGTCCGCTAGTTAGTGTTACTTTAGATGGCACCCCTATGGCTGTTTATACGTCGCCAATCTCTTCACACGGCGAGTATCAAAGCGGTGCTGTAGAGACTGAAGCCACCCTTCGTCCAAACTTAAAATATAATCTGGTAGAGCAACCATTTACTACGTTAAAACTAGAAGGTGCTACTGATATTATCGTAAAATCATCTACTAGAGTTGTTCATACAGGTTCTTTTGATGGTAACTATCCAGCTTACGCTGATCTTGACAAAGGGGTAATCTTCCTAGGTGATGCATCATTAGAAACCCACTTTATTGTGTTACCAGACAGTAAAACAGATATTGCAAACTCTGTTCCATATACATTTGAAAACGGTACGCTTACATTCGCAGAACCAGTAAAATTTGCGAAAATCTTTATGCGCAAGGGGTCAAATAAATGTAAATGGCAAACAGTATTGATTGTTGCAAAAACAGATATACCAAGTAAATTTACATTAGATACAACGGCAACGAACTTTGTAAAACAGTTTAAGTATGATAAACAAGTACAAACATCCGAACTAGCCGTTGCATCTCTAAAAAAAGCCATTGCTCCAGAAGGTTACACCCTTAGTGTAATACCGAGTAGAGTTGAGCGTGAAGAATTTATTACAGTAACAATCCCGAAAGGGGTAGAGAGTTCATTTACTGTTACAGCTTCAAAAAATGGCATATTAAGTAATATTAAAGTGTCTGGCAGAATAAATGCGTCATCCGATGCAAATGGGAAAGTTGTTACAGTAAATACTGTAGCAGATATAAAACCAGAAGACTCCATCACTTTAGGTAAATACATTAAGGTTGAGGTGGTATAAAATGCAACAATTAGTAAGCATTAACGGCTATGAAACAGTAGTCGAGATCCCAGAATGGCAATCGCCTGTTAAGGTACAAGGCGACCAAAGCAACTACGAAATTGAGTACGGCAATGGTCTTAAAGAAATCGGTGGCATTGTAGAAGTGCAAGCTACTTCTATAAAAGAAGGCGTGATTGAAGGCGTACAACGTGTGGAATTATCGTTCTACAAAACGTTAGACTTCCAAGTTACCGCATTAAATGTATCTGCGTCTCCTGCTGTATTGACTGGTGAGTTTGCTTTTGCTCGATTAGACGGAAATACCTTAGTCGTGTATGGTACAGCAAATGCAAGTGAAGCTAAAACTATCCAAGTTAAATGGACAGCTAAAGGTATTGCTTAACCAGCTACTGTGCTAGGCGTTTGCCTAGCACTTTTTAAAAATCTATTGTAAGATAGAGTTCCTTTTAAACAATCGCCAACTAGAGGAGAATCTAAAATGGCAAAACAAGTTAAAGTAGTCACAGACGGTGACATCGGTGCGGGTCTTGAGATCGTTGAGAACAAACTTAAAGTTGCACTTGATAACGATACAATCGTCGTTGAAGGTGGCAAACTCGTAGCGAAAGCGAAAGCTGACTTACGTGTAACTGGTATGAGTGCAGCAGACGGTAACTTAACAGTTACTGTTTCTGACGGTCAAGGTGGTGCACCTACTACCATTCAAACAACCTTAGCTTCTTTATTAGCTCTTTCTGCGGAAGCTGATAACTTAGCAGAGAAAAAAGCTGACGGTATCTACGTAGGTAAAGCAGCAGTTAAAGAAGTAGTTGCAGACGAAGCGAAAAAAGCTGCGACCGTTGAGTTCCAAGACTTAGCAGGTAACACTTTAGGTTACGCTTTCGAGACTAACGCTTAATCGCTTAGTTATCTCAATAACGAACCACTCTATCCTATTTGGTTAGGGTGGTTTTTTACTATGGAGATACAGAAATATGGCGAAGAAACTTATTACGCCTTCTGATTTAGACGGTATTACCATTACTGTTAATCCAGATACAAATAAAGTTGAGGTGGGTCAAACTACTAATACGTTCGTTGGGACAGGTCGCCCAGACAAGCCAGATACTACGCAAGGTAAAATCAAAGGTAATGAACCAGATGGTACATTGTATCAATCTACTGACGGTGCTAACGTAGGTGCGTTCTTGTGGCAGAAAGTTAATAAGAAGTGGGAAGTTGTTTACGGCAATACTGGTTTAATCACTTTGAAAAATACTAAGAGCTTAAAACCAAACGCTTACATCAAGCTACAGAGAATCAATAACACAGTTTATTGTTTTATGGGTGGATTGAGTTTTGATTTATTTGGTTATGCAGGTAAGAAAGAACAAGGTTTCTACTCTCGCCAACCAGCTCGGGTGGAAGTAATAGGTCAAGGTGGGATCCCAGAAGGCTTTAGAGCCAATGTATCACTGAACTTCCAGTTGTTTGACGATGATACTAATAAACCAGTTGCAGGTGTCTATGTTGGTGGTGTAAAAGATTCTAATTTTATGCGGTTTACTCCATATAAAGAAGGCGCTACTGGACAACCAACTAATGACTGGATTCCAGACGTGGGTCCGTCAAACCTTCGTCCACAAGCGATGACGTGGGTTACAGACGAACCTTTCCCATCCCAATTACCATAAGGCAATAAGAATGGCAGTTAAAACAGTAAAGTTACTTGTAGAGACAGATTTGCACACTGATGATTTTGAAGTTAGAAACGGTAAACTCCGTACTCGTAAATTAGCGAATACTTATCCGTTATTATATGCAACTGGTAAAGACCGTATTACTACGTGGAATCCAGTAGATTATAATAACAATGAGCGTCATAAATTACGTGTAGTAAATGGGTTCGGTAAAATCCATTTAGACTTTAAAGCTGTAACTGACGTAAGTGGTGCAATCTTTAAACTACCTGACAATGCTCCAAAGAATTTAGACTTAATCGAGGCTCAAACGCACGATGGAAGTTCTATTTGGTTAAATGCAGGCAACAAAACGATTTATTCGAGTGGGCTTAAAGCAGGCACTCGCTATATCGTAGATATTATTGGGTTCTTTGAATAGAGGTGAGCTATGGATAATAAGTTTGACGCTTACGTAGGTTTCGATCCTACGTTAGAAAGAGTATCGCCTAACGCTTGTGGCGAAGTGTATTGGGATATGGTGACACAGACGTGGCGTAAGCGTACGTCAAGCAAGCCGACTAACTCGGAATTAGACGAGGCACTCGCAAAAGCCAAAGCTGATTTAGCTTCTATGACGGCTAAAGCTGAGGAGAAACAAGCTGAACTCAACAACGCAAACGCAGAGTTGGATAAAGCTAAAGCTCGCATTGCGGAGTTAGAGAAACAACTAGCAGACCAACCAACGGTATGTGATGTGTTAAAAGCTCACCTTGAGCCTGTCCATCGCCTAAATGATGAGACTATCTACTACGCAGTAAAAGACGCTGATTGCGACTTTATCAAAGGTGACGTAACTTCTCTTGGGGAAGAAACAGTCCACCCACTCGCAGAGGGCTAGATTATGCTATGTAGCGTACTCACTACTATGTTCGGGCGTGACACACGCCCTACGCAGTTCATTAACGTGATGGTTAGTTTAGCGTGGAGTTTGGCTTTACTACTACACGCTATCGGTAGCGTAGCGATTGAGCTACCTGCACCTATCGCAAACAAACACGAGCCTATACTGTATTTTATGGTGGCGACTGTTGCTTTTGGGGTAGTAGGGCTTACTACGCAAGGACGTACTCACCAACTGTTTAAGTCGTTTGGTCTTATTCTAGGGGCGTTATCACAAGCGATATTAGCGAACGGTTACGTCACAGAATTTCCCCCACTTGATATGCAGATCGTGATCTGCTCTGGACTAAGCGTGTGGTTTTTACTAGCCGTGTTCTATGTGTTCAAGTGCGAGGGGATAGATGAACGAACTACTTAAAAATATCGACGTTATCTTTGTTGTAGTCGGTGCTGGGATTGGTTCATTCAAAGCGAGTGTTGAGTTTGATAAAACTAAACCTCTATGCACTCGTAGTGTAGACTTAGCACTAGGATTATTTATCGGTATCGCAGTAGCGTTCCACTTTGGTGCGATGTTCAGCTTATGGTTGAATGGTTTGTTGGCCGTAGTAGGCGGAGCGAGTGGAGCAATGGTTATCGAAGTTGTAATGCAGATGATACCAAGTGTTACAAAGAAAGTGGTGAAGAATTGGATTGACAACAAATTGAAATGATAAAAGCCCCTATTACTAGGGGCTTTTTGTTTACGCAGTAACCTCAGCTAGTTTTAATCGTTGGTCTAAGATACGAAGGTATTGCTCCATAGCGGTGTGTTGTTCGTACATAAGTTCCCATTGATTTTCGCTAACTGCTTCTGAACGTACAGATCGTGAACCGTCTGGGTTGAAGATGAACCCAGTTAAGGCTTTTAGCTTTTTATCAAGTTCTTGACGTTCGATTAGTAAGCGGTCTACCCACGTGGTTTGAGTTTCGATAAACCAGCGTTGTTTTTCTTGATAACCTAAGATAGGCCACAGTTTATCAAACGCATTTTCGTATGCGATGCTCTTACCGATTTCTTCGCTGAAAATGGTTGGGTCAATACACCCACTTTCGCCTGTAACCGTGTAACCATTGTTTAAAGTAAGAACGCATTGAATACCAACTTCCCCGAAGCGATTGTATTCTATTGATACGATCTGATTTTCAAGATTCTCTTTTGTTAAACCGAACTTAGCCATTATTCTTTTTCCCCGTTGATGCGTTTAATCACGGTTTCAATTTTTTCTGTTACGGCCAGGTCAGTTTCTTCGTTCTCTGCTCGTAACACTACGGTTGTACGATAACCACGTTTAGCAAGTTCATCACTCGCAGGATAGATGGCTACGATTTTCTCTGCATTAACAAAGAAACGGAATTGTTGGTTGTCAGCATTTAAGCCGTGTAATGGAATAAACTTCATTTTGTTTCTCCTGTTATAGGTTTAGTTTCAATATTACGCTCGTGTTCAATGAGCATCTGCAAGTAGTGCATTGCTTTTTCTAAGTCAGCAACGCCACAGGCTGGATCTTGTATTTCTTGTAGTGATTACCACCTACTTGACGATCAAGTGCGGTGGGTGGGTTAATGGTGTACGTCATAGTTAATCTCCTAGTTCTTGTTGAAAAATATACGATGCTAGTTCTGATACCATACAAGTATGTTTACCGTCTTTAGCTACATACGTAGCTTCTAAATAAGTTCGTTCTTTTTTACATAACTTCTTGAATAAATTATATGTCGCAATAAATGCAGACCTTGGATAACTTTCTTCACAGACGTTTCGTTCTTGGCATAACGGCTTAATGTCTTTAAGCGTAGCTTCCCATACACCTTTTTCATCTAGCGTATAAAGCCCTTCCTCAACAAGCAGTTTTATCTCGTGATACAAAGCAGCCATATCTACTAATTTTACTAAAGGCATAGTCGCTAGATTAAGCTCGTGTTTAATATTAAGCTGGAATAATATCTCACGATTTATAGCGTGTTCAAGTTTATCCCATTCGCTACCAACTAAATCTTTTACCGGTGTGGCAAGGTCGCCAATGTAACCTTCTTGAGCATCGTGGAATAACCCTAGCAATGCGATGTGGGGGTTTCCAGTTAAGCGAAACAATGAATGTGCAACCCAAACACTGTGGCTTGCTACACTAATACCGTACCCATTAAAGCGTTTTACTTCTGCGAGAAACGATGCAATTTCTTCCACTGTAAATGTGTACTCACTTGGTCTTCTTAAATCAATCACATTACCATTCGGCAATGCCTTAACGCCATTCAGATTCATCATTTAATACCTCTATGTTGATCTCTATATTATGTTCAGAGCAGAACCGCAATAACTTATCTATACGGTGCTTTAATTTGATCTTGGTCTGCTTACCCTTATACGCTTCACGTTTGTATTCGTTAGCACATTCTTTACAGCGATAACTATATGCGTTACTTCGCTTTCTATGCCCTTTCTCAAACTCCGTGATGGGCTTTTCTTTGCCACACACAGAGCATACCTTAGTCTCTACGCACATCTGTGTTCTCCTGTTTCTGTGTCAAATACGTCAAACTTTCTATCTGTTTGATCGAACGCTGTACCTTCTGTTACTGTTCGGATAAAGTTTTCAATAAGTAGTGGGTTTTTGCTACTTCCTTTAAGCTCTATTTCCATTATATTCGACCACACTTTCCACGCTGCGGATAATTCCGAGTGCATTGCACCTATGGCGATAAACTGGTTAGGCTCAATCTCACATAAATCACCTGCGTAGTTGATTAAGCATACTCGCTTGTAATCGGGTGCAACATCAATCACAATCCCTAAAAAATGTTCTAGCACTTCTTCTCCTAAAATCGACCGCACTTTGTCTCTTACTTGTTGAGAGAAGTTACTTATCACTACTTCTTCGCCTAATGCACACTCTTTGAATGAACCACTAAAGGCGAAGTATCGTTGCACGTCTCCTACCGTGATATGAAAAGCCTTTGGTGCTTCGATAGGTGTGCAATAACCATAGATACATTTTCTATCAGCTAAAAGATGTCGTCCGTTGTAAACAATTTGTGTCATAGTTACTCCTGTGCATAAACCATTGGTATGGCTACCCATTCCGACCCTACCAACATACCTTTGTTATTGCGATATTCTATAAGTTGCTCAATGGTGTTGCCGTTTAGGCTAACTACGCAACGTAGGTTCATTGTAGGAACAGCCGTTGTTTCCTCTGACTGTTCCTGTGTTTTCTTAAACTTATCCCATTTCTTGTTAGCCATTGCTATCTTCCACCATAATATCAAGCGTTGATTTCATAATGTCGTCAGCCTTAACTACCATACAGTAAACTCTACCAGACGTATTCGGTAAACCTGTTGAGATAATTTTTCTCGCACTTCCGTCTACCAATAACCCACGTTGTGTCAGCGTATCTCTTACCGAGCTGATGCCGATACCACGTTTGGCCAGGTACTCTTTCAGTGCAGATGTTCGCACATACACAAGGCCAGTGTCTTGCTCGTAACGTACATTCAACGCACCGCTTGGGAACAATTTAACCATTACTGAATTTTCAGTTGTGCCTTTATCTGTAACCACAGTATTGCGAGTGTTTTCAGATAAGAAGCTCGTAAGAATATCCACCGCACTAAACTCATAGGTCGTCTTGGTGTGGCGATTAAGTTTCACAATATCGCATAGTTTGTTGAACACTGGCTCTAACTTCCACGAGAGTAATCCCATCTTATTAGCGATTACACCTGCTACATAAATCACCGCACACCCTGTTACCCAAAAGCGTTCTTCTGACGTAGCGTTAAGCTCTGTACTAAAGCTCTCTGTTGTACGCTCAATCATCTCTTGGATCTGATACGAAGGGATTTTGACTAAGTTACTTAGCCACTCTGCTCCTGCCACACCGTAATTTTCACGGATAGGTTTCTTAATAAGTGCTTCACCCTCGTGTACCGATAACGTAGGCTTAGGAAGTCTAAACTCTAAGGTACGAGAAATTTCTGCTGCCACGTCCTCTTTCGCCGTATTAATGCGGTCGATTAGCGAGAAGTTACCACTGGATAACACCATCATTTTCCACGATAGGTTGTCTATACGCTCACGCATATTGGTGTCAAGTCTACGCTTAGTACGACCTTGTGTTACACCAAGTAAAAGGTCTGACGTAGCTTTAGGATCTAAGTTGGATAACTCGTCAATGGTTACACCAATGTTAGCCCAACGCCCAAATCGTTCTTCGATAGCGTTCACGGTATCTTTCGCATTAAGTAGCAATGCACTTGGATCGCCCCAAATGCCGTTCATCATTTCTTGGGTTGTCGTCTTACCGTAGCCAGGCTTAGTCATTAAGTGAAACCAAATACCGTTATAGTTAGTAAAGTGCATCAACGTAGATCCTAAGCTACTTAGAATACATATTTGTTGCTCAACTGCGTCTAAGCTGTCTAAGCGATCCATTAGAGCTTTCCAGTTCTCTAATGTTCCTGCTTGTTTGAAATAAGTACAGTAGTTTTTGATATTCAAGTGGGGTTGAATAGTCACTACACCGTCTGTACGATACAACTTGTTACCGAGTAGGAACTGCGGTTTGTCCTCATCCCACCCAAAGTGTTGAAGTTGTCTTACTTCACCCATCATTTCTTGTACCTCGTTTTGATACGAACGAAGATATGCGATTAGTGTCGCCATATTCTTCTCTGAAATAGAAACGCCTGCTGTGCCAAGCCGTTGTTTCAATCTATCTTGAGCGTACCACTCTTTCATTGGTAGCGTTAGCTCTTGATATGAACCATTAAGCCCTACACGTAATAGGTACTTAACCATTATGTTTTTCTCTCCGTCCACAATCTCAACGAACTTCGTCATAATCGGGAATAGGTCGCCTTTGAAGAAAACTTTTTCTACATCGTTTTCTACGATCACTAATCCTTTCTTGGTTCGCTTGTATGGGAACGGTGGTTGCGGTGTCTGTTCGCTACTAGAAGGATTATCTCCGCCATTACCGCTGTCGCTACCGCCTTGTTCTTCGGTTGTGTCTGTTCCAGTAGAAGTTCCTTCGCCTGTCGTTTCTCTGCTAGTTTCTTGCGACTTGTATTCCACCGATCCAAGCTCGATATTGTATTGTGGTACTTCGATTTCTTCATAATGCTCTGCCAGAGTTAAAGGCGTATTGATACGCTCGTTATAAGAGTGAGGACAACCATCACATAGATTGCCACACTCACTTTGGAAATACGCACACGTTGTTGGCCCAACGTCCATACTTTCTAGGCGTTGTAGTTTTTCGTTTGTGCGGTCTACGTCAAAGCGAGTGGTATCTGGAAAACGAGATTTACATTTGCTACGTAATGTCTCGATATGTTTTTCTGCGTTCTCGCAGTATCGCATTACGCCTAAAATACCACGCCATACTGGCTCTGCAACGGCTTCTTCGCCTGTCAAAGCATAGTTGCCTACTTGGCAACGTTTCAGGAAATACTTGACGTGCTTAGGCTTATCGTTATTGAACTCTGCTCTGTCTTTTTTGACGTAAGTAACGGTTTTAATTTTTAGATCTTCAATCTCTGCTTTATGTTCCTTGTAGTAAGGTTTCATCGCATTGGCGAAGTCTAAATAAGTCATACTCGGTGCGTCAGAGATAAGCTCTACTGTCTTACCATTCTTGTGGTTTATCGTTCCAATAGGACGTAAAATTCTTGCCTTGTCGGCTGTACAAGCAGGGTCAGCCAGTAGGCCATAATGTTTGATAATAGCGTCAAATACTTTCGCCAGTTTGAACCAACTCGCAGCATCTAAGTCTTTGTCTAACGCCCAGTAGGCGTGAACCCCACGTCCACTACTAACAACCATTGGGTCAAGCAAACCGATAGCGTGAACGAAATCCCATAGTTTTTCTATCGCTATCTCTTGCGTAGCATATCCATCGCCTTTCTTCGCTTTATCTTCCCCTACGTCAATGTCTAACCAAAACGCTCTAAAATGGCTAGTAAAGTCAGCACTGCGAGAAAAGCCTTTGTATGCTTTGCCGTTATATTCTTTATCAATGAAACTTTTTTCTCGGTCAAACCCACCCATTGCCATATACAATGGTTTACCACTTTTCGCTGATAAGCGAATGTTCTTCGCTAAGTCCTCAATCGATCCGAAAGTTTTGTGTCGTGTAGTAAGTGATGGTTTGCCGTCTGGCTTGAATACTGGATTACCGTCAGCGTCAGTGCGTTGCACCATAATCGCCATAACTTTTAATCCATTTACAGGTAGAATTTTAGATAAGTGTTCGTAAGTATTCATAATGTTGCACCTACATACAAAAGTCAGATCTTACTCTACTTGAGAGATATGAGAAAGAAGGTAAGCAGGTGCATATAGATGCAACACTATGAATACTAGAGGTTTCAAAGGTGTGATTATTTGTCATAGTTATATCTCTCTGTTAGTAAAACGCAGTGGCTCTGCAACCACTGCGAATTATTTTATTATAAATGAATTACGTTTGTCTAGTCGTCAAAGTCATCTAATCCTTTGGTTAATGCTTCGACTTGTTTTGCTACTTCGTCAGAAACCGCTTCACCAGTGGACGTATCGACTACGTTAGACTGGGTAGTTTCTTTTTTAACTGGTGCTTTTTTCTTTGGAGTAGGCTTTTTAGTTTCTTCCACTTCTGGTTCTTCGTCAGGTACTTCTACTGGCTCTAATGCTTGTGGGAAGTTTTCTTCTAGGAACTCTTTAACATCTTCTTTGCTTGCGTCTTTCGCCCATTCTTTTAATTCTTCGTAGTCGTACTCGTCAGAATTTACTACGTCAGGGTGTTCCATACCTAGCACCACCATCTTCACTTTTTTCTTCGGTGTTGGTTTAGGTGCTTCTTTCTTAACTGGCGTAGTTTTCTTCGCAGGAGCAGATTTCGCTTTAGGTTCTTCTTCGGTTGCCTTGCGAGCTTTTTCAATTTGCTCTGCTTGCTCAACGTCCACATTCACTACTGGAATACGACCTGCTGAACTTGGGTTGCTACCTGCTGCGTCAAACGGTTTAAGCATATCTTGGACTTCATCACTGTCTTTAAGACGTAAGATTTCTTCCATTTGCTCTTTATTCAACGTCCAGTAACCACCGTTTTTGTTAGGTGCAATACCGAACTTCATTGTTGCCGTCTCCATTTTCGGCATTGGCATACAGCGAGTTACCACCGCTTGTGTTGGGATTGGCATTGGCGTACCTGTTTGTGGGTGTTTTTGACCTACTAACACGTTCATATACCAACCGTAGCTACCAAAGCGTTCTTTAACCACAGTTTTATCGGATAAGGATTTATACTTAGGTTCTAATACAAACGGATCAGAGAACGTACCATCTTCATTCACTAACACACCAATTACACGACGATATGTACCGCACATTTGGTTGCCATCTTGCCAGTTCGCACTAATCTTATTCGCAGGACAGTTCTTACATTTATCTGCATAAGGTGCTTCTACATTTGCGTCAGGCTCTAAACCGTCAGTTGAGAAACAGTCAGGCGATTCAAACTCACCAGATTGTTTTTGTTCATCAAAAGATTTAGCGTAGTGGATACGAGAGTTATACTTGCGTTGATCTACGATAACAATATCTACTTCACGCCCCATATCGTGAATTTCACCCTCGCTATCAATAAGTTCCCAGTCGCCACTGTTACCCATAGTTAAGCGAGCATAGCGTTTAAACCCACCCGATAATCCGTGCGTAATATCTTTTGTTAATTCCGCTGCCATAGTTGGGTCAAACGGAAGGGCTAATTCGCCCATATTAATAACCATTAAGTCTGACATAAATCACTCCATTATTTTAAACGTTTGGTTTTAACTTTTCTTACAACGGCTTGTTCAATACCTTGCGGTAAATCGTAGCCTTGTTTAACTAGATCGTTTAACGTTGTGCTTGTTAAACGTTTTTGCAAAATAGCAAATGCTTCAGGATTAAGTAATCCGTTACGAACATTACCCACTAAGCTGTCTGTAACTTCTTTTACCGTCTCGGTACTTACATTCAAGTCGCTTGCGATTTGTTGTACAACGTCTCCGTCTGCAATTTGGTTAGCTACGCTGTCAGCAACGATATTGCTATACACTGGAGACCAACCATCTTCACCTACCGAGTAAACCGTTTCGGCTTTGTATGTTACAGATAATACGCCTGCGAACTTCATCTCTGACATATCGTCTGTAACCATACGATATTTTAATTCGTCTTGGATAATTTCCAAACGTGTTTTAGCTCGTTTTTCATCAGATGCGATTACATCTAATCGGTCTAATGTTTGTCTTGCCAACTTAGCCACTGCTTCTGCTTTGGCTGTACGGATTTGAGCTTTTAATTTCTCAAGGTTACTCTCCGTTACTTCGTCCAAGTCCATACGACATTCTAATTCCGTTGCGATTTGAGCTTTCACTTTGAGTAAGTCGTCAGTGCTAAACTGACCTAGTGGAAAAAACTGCGTGCCTTCTGGCGATTCAAACGCACTGTCTTTGACAACAATACGTTTTTCACCGTCTTTCTCGAACACGTAGATAAACTTTCCTTTACCTGCCATAGTTCATACCTCTCTTGTTTAACTTGAGTGCAAGTTTATACTGTTTTATTAATACTGTCAATACTAATTTTGAATTTCTTGCTTATAAAGTTCTAAAAAACTTTGTTGAGCTTCACTACCGTTAGCAAGTCTCGTGTAAATCGCTTTCTCTAACGAAGTTGCATAGATATGGTAGATACCCATATTGTTCTTCTGCAACTTAGACTGGATACGCTTATTCGCTTGGTCGTATAGCTCAAGACTATGATGTGGCGTAAACCAAACTATCGTATCAGCAACTGCAAATTCTAAGCCGTGCGAAGTTGTTTTAGGGTGGGCCACGAGAACTTTAACATTAGGATCGGTTTGAAATTTCTTAACTACCTCGTCTCGCTTTTTACCTGTTACACGACCGTCAATCCACACCGCACCATACTTCTTGTCGCAATGCTCTTGTACAAGATCTACCACTGCTTTGAAACTAGCGAACACAATTACTTTGTTATCTGTGCCTTGTATGATTTCGTCTAATACTTTCAACCTGCCTTTCGGTGGAAGTTTAAGTACCGCTGTGTCGTCTGCTGCCGTCTGTAAAAGTTTAAACACTAATACACCTGCGTTGGCTGCGGTGATTTTACCTTCTCGTAATGGTATCGCACCCTCATTCTTTAACTTAGTATATGCCTTCTGTTGGTCGGCTGTGAGTTCGGCTTCGTTGTACATCATTTGTAAAGGCGGTAAGTCCAGTACATCATCAGCATTGAACCGTATCGCAGGCTGTAAAGCATTGAACACGGTATCTTCCCAACCACGCTTAGGGATCCACTTACGCTCACCAATCTTAACCATTGTCAGTGCTTGCCACGCCCCTACGGTTTTCGGTACACGTTGCGGTGCGACAAGTTTTATAAACCCATACGCTGCGACTGGACCACCTGATAATGGTGTACCTGTTAAAGCCCAAACATACTTAGCCTTTCTAGCCATCTCGTCCATTACCGCCCAACGGTCTGACTTAGGGTCGCTAAACAAGCGGGCTTCGTCTATGATAAGTAACGTCTTATCGGTGATGTAGTTATCCCAAATATCGGCCACAACCTTAATACCATCGTGGTTGATAATGTGGAAGTCGGCTTTCTGTCTAAGAATAGATTTACGCACCGAACTTGATCCACGTGCAACCAACGAATAACGATTAGCGAAGATACCTTTTACTTCATCGTGCCACGTTCCGCAGTTAGACACTGTGCAACAAATTAGCACTTTGTCAATCACACCTTCTTTAAGAAGATAGTCAGCAGCCCAAAGACAACTAGCCGTCTTACCTGTTCGCTGTGTGTTTAACACAAAGGCTTTCGGGTTCTGCGAAACGAATACCGCTGTTTCTTCTTGGTGTTTCATTGGGTCGTACATACCGTGAAGTTTAGGGTATTCGTAGTAGCTACGCATAGGTTCAAAGTTTTCTAACTTAGCCCCTAGATTTTCTAAAATCTTGAAAGTATCTACGTTATGTTTAAGTGCAAGATTGTGTCCGTCTTGCTTGTATTTAATATCTGCTTGGTCGAACACGTCCGTGTACTTCTTAGGGTCTCTCACTCTTAGAAATATAGCCTTTTTGTCCTTAACTACAAGTGCCATCTTCAAACTCCATTACTTCAAGTTTATCTCTCCAACGGTATAAACGTGATTCTTTATTTGTATCAACCAACTGCTCAACATAGTCGTCATAACTTGATGCATTATTAATGATACTTTCCGCTATTATCTCTACACTATTCTTAACTAGTTCAATGTTCTCACAGTCTACCACCCACGCAACACCACGTGCTTTGTGGATACGATCAAGAGCATAGGCTTGCAACACCGTTGGGGGTTGTTTAGGTGTTGCTTTACATTCAAAAGCAAAAGGTACACCTTTGATAATCGCCATTACATCTGGAATACCTGTCTGCCCCATACCATTTTGAACTGGCATATAATAAAAACAATCGCCACCTAGCGACTTTAAGAAATCAATTAGTTTCTTTTTAACTTTACCTTCTGGTGTTGCTTTAGCCATAATATTACCCCGAAACTCCTACAATAATGAACGTAGCTACCATACCTACAAGTACGCCATATTTAAAACCACGCCACCAATTATCTTTACTCATCATTTCGTCTAACTCATGCATAACGTACCTACTGCACAATAATGTTAGACGTTACTTTGCCTTCGTTTACCTCGTTTACTGAAGCAAGCACTTCTTCCACAGGCTTACCACGATCTACCATATCTTGTGCCATTAAAATAGCACGAGCTTTTTTCTGCAATTCACCAAACGCTACGAAGTCTTTACAGTTAGAAACGTCTCGCAAGATCTGCATTAGTAACTCGTGGCGTTGTTTCATCATACCAAACACTTCATTGGTTTTAAGATGTTGAGCCATTGCGATTTCTGCTAGTTCTTCCTGCGATTTTTCAGTGAAGATACGCTCAAACCCTTCGTAGTCAAACGCCTCTAAGCGACCGTCTGCTGCGATCATTTCGTTGATGTATTTGTTAAAACGCTCAACGTGTTTCTTTAAAAATGCTTTAGTTTGTTCTTGTTGTGAATGTTCGGTCATTTAGCTTACCTCTTAATTTGTTTAATCTAACTACTGCTATCGAGTAGTATTCCATATCTAATTCGTAACCTATAAAGTTACGCCCGCTTTTAACACACGCAATAGGCGTTGCACCAATCCCTACGAATGGGTCTAGTACTACCCCCCCGCTTCCGTACTTTGTTCAATTAAGAGTTGCATAAGAGCAACAGGCTTTTCCGTGTCGTGGTAGTTAGTACCGTCTTTGCGTTTTGTTTTCTTGTTAGGTATAGCGATTAGTTCGCTAATACCACAGTTGTTTACACGTTTCGCTTTGCCTTTACGGCAAAAGATAATGAACTCGACTTGCCCCATATAGAACTGGTTGTTAATCTTGTTCCCTTTATCCCAAACTAAAACACGTGTTACCTTAAACCCTACCCTTGTTAATTCATTTAGGTAAGGTTGAAGATTTATTTGATTACACATTACATAACAATGTGTTTGTTCTTTAAACACCCTGTACAGTTCACTTGCGAAGTCGGTTATTTTAACATCATTCTCCGCAAACACTCTGCCTTGCATATTCACTTTCTTTGTGAACATACCGCCTGCGTTACCTGCATTACCACGTGATGTTACTTTATATGGTGGGTCAGTTACCACGCAGTCAATACTTTTATCTGGAATAGACTTGATAAGTTCAATCGCATTACCAAGTCTAAACTCTATCGTTTGTTCCAAAACGGGCAAGACTTCACTTGACACCACGGTTGTCCACCATTTACCGTAGGTTTGTTCGGTCTGCATAAGCCACCTGGATTAGGTAGCCATTCGTTCTTTTCAGTTGCTCTCGCAATCTTCTCAATATTGAACGCTAAATCGCTTTTCATTTCTTCAATGTCTTTGCGAGTAAACGTCAATCCCTTTTTCCCTTTAACCACTGGGCTGTATTCCATTTGGTCGAGGAAGATATAGCACACCTTGATCTGATTGATATGTGGATATGCCATAAACGCCATTAAGGCGTAAGTGGTAAGCTGTTTACGGAAGTCATCACTGTCTTTCGTCTTACCTGTTTTGTAGTCGAAAATCACCGCTTTGCGTTCTTCGTGATTCAGCACGATTACATCTGCCGTACCACCGTACCAACGGTCTCGATACGCACAAGGTTTAAAGTCTTGCGTGATAGCGAGTTTAGTTTCAGGTAACTTCTCGCCTTTCATTAGCTCTAATCGTTTAATCAACGGCTCTAAGTGAGCCGTCTCCGCAGGTAAAGCCAACTTCTCTCGCAATCGATCTTCAAGTTGTTTGTGCCAACGTGTACCACGTTCAGTAGCTTCCGTTGATTGAAACACCACTTCTTTCGTAATGTACTTCGCTTGGTATTGCTTAGGACAAGTGTTAAATGTACTTACAGAAGTTGGCGATTGTGGCATTAGTTTCATCATAAATCCGCCATTTCTTCTCGGCTTAATGGGTAGTTAGGCACTTCGTTGTGTACCCAACTCTCTGACCCATCGTATTCGTAACGACTAGACCACGTACCGTCTTTCCACCAGATAAAACCAAATAGTTCTTGCCAACCATAGCCATCGTCATACTCACGGTCTATGTCATTGAGGAATGACTGCAACTGCTCGTCATTATACCCTTCTGGTAGGTGAAATAGTTGCACCGATCTTAAACGCTCTGTTCGTTGCTCTAATTTTAGTTGTATTGCCTTAACATTTTCTATTCTATTTATATGTTCTAGCAGTTCATCTTTTATGTTTCCCATACTTATGCACCCTTATACTGTCTGATTACCCGATTTAACTCCGCTATCTCTGCGACTTGTCGTATACAATCTTCAAGTGCATTATGCGATGCGTTATCTCTTGGTAATCCTATGTTATGTAGTTTTGCTAGAGTGCGTACAGTACGAACCGAACGTGTATTCCAATACTTCCACGGTACAGGTAAGTTTAATTCCCCGTATAAATTACTTAAAATCGCCAAGTCGAAGTCAGGGTCACACGCCCACACTTCAATATTTTTGTATTCTTCTGGTTGCGTTGTACCATACAACCCACCGCATTTAAAAAACTCTGCCAACTCAAATACAACCGTATGCGGTGGTGTCTTATTTGCATTATCCTTCGCTAAAATATTAGTAGCATTATTTTCGGATAACTGTTTAGCCCACCAGTGAACAGTGTCAGCAGAAACGTTACGGGCGTGTTGCATATCGAGGCGTAGTTCTCGATATAACTCACGTTCAATTTTACCTGTAATTGGGTCAAACTCTACCGCACCCACGCTTAATACCACTGCGTTCACTGCCGTAGATAGAGTTTCAATATCTACCATAAAATGTTTTGTCATTTCTCACCTCACGCTATCCAATGGAAAGCTATGTATGCGACACCTGCGAATACACCAAAAAGTATGGCGATATACGCCATACCGATTACACCTGCTAACGTGTAAATTAAACCCTTAATTACCGTTTTCATCTTCTACTTTCTCATAGGTTTGTTCAAAAATGTCAGGCTTGCAAGGATATACCTCACCTTTCACGCCTTTAATAATGTAGTCGCCATAACTTGCTTGCATCGTACCTTCTAGGGTGTGAATTTCTGCGAAAGCGTTTTCTCCCCCAAAGATGCTAACTTGATCTGTATCAATCCAGTCTGGAATACCTACTTCAATGTTTTCTTTAGTTAATTGCCACGCTTCTACCACTACTGGTTTCTTTCTGTATTTAGTCATTTTTACCTAGCTCCTCTAGTTTATCCATTTACATAACTACCAACGATACTTACTTCTGCATCAAGCAAATACTGACCTTTTTCTGAAATTTTACCATCGGCTTTTATAGCTTTAATCCATAAAAAACAACCGGTATTAAAATCTAAACGACTAAATTGTTCTTCTTCCCCCGCGATCAAATAATTTTTGCCTTTATATTCTATAACTGTACTACCTAGCTTTAGACCCATCAGTTCAGCTTTACGTTTAATCTTGGCTTCGTAAAGTTCTAGTCTAGCTGTGTGGTAAGCTTTCTTAGCTTTTGCTACGGATTTTTCTAAAAACTCAATATTATGCATATTTACCTAGCTCCTCTAGTTTTTGTTTAGTTACATAAAAGGTTCGTGCCACCTTCTGTTCTTCATCTCTCGGTGCGAATAACACCAAGATACTTCCTGCGTTGTTGCCGTGAACTTTTACGCCTGTCTTATTGTTGATAAAACTAATACGTCCGTTGCAAATAAAAGCCACTGCTTTAGCGTTCTTTACGCAATCACTAAACCACTTAGCACTTGTATCACTTGGTAGTAACATAATTACACCGCAACTTGGGAATGGCGATGTTTCTGCAAAGTCGATTGCTTTTTCAATAAATGGTTCTTTACTATTACGACTATACGGTGGGTTACACCACAACACACCATTGCATCGTAGCTCTGTTGCGTACTCCACCCAGTCTTGATCCAACGAATTGTCAGCTTCGGTGAAGTATCTCTCGTGTTTAGCGTTATGCTTACTCGCACACACATCGCCTACATAGATTGAGGTAGGGTCTAACATTCCCTTACTCACAAAGTAACGTAATGCACCTCGACAAATATCATCAGGTGTAGCCCAGTAATCACGATCTTCTAGATCTGTCTTACTGTTAACATTCGGTGCTACCATTTACTCTCCTCTTTGAATGTGTTGTTGAAAATAAAATCTGGTACGGCAACGAGGAAACCAGTAGTAAGATCTTTTAGCAAATAACAATAACTATTATATCCTTCCAACTGCACCTCTACCTGTGTTTCGGTTTCAAGTAACTCATACATACCTGCATAACGAATACCATTATTGTGGCGATAAAATCTTCTACCTGTTAGTTTTATCATAAGCTATCCCTCTACAATCACTCGCACTTTATGATTATTGCGGATTAACTTCGCCCCTGTTAGCTTCACCGCTTTGCGAAGGCTGCGTAGGAACTTACGCTTACATAACGTTGTACCATCTTCGAGATCTACTTTTTCAAGTTTGTCTCTTAGTACATACTTAAATACTCCTTTCTCACGGTGTGGGTTTGCGTCGTGTAACTTCTGCACAATGTGCTTACCATCGTTAATTAGTGCAATAAAATGCTGTGTTATTTCTTCACGTGTCATTTGTTTACTCCTCTAGTTTCTGAATATGGCACATTTACACCTAACGTGAATCTGTCAAAACTATTAGGCGAATCTAATAACACTAGATCCACCGACTTTCTGATTTTAAGTGCTTGTCTTATTTTTAAGACAAGCTCTGCTTCATTTGTAAAGGTAGTTCGCTGTAACATAAATTTGATCATACACAACGCACCCTTTCGTTGGCTATTTCTGCGTAATGTGGCAATAACTCACTGCCTATAAATCTACGCCCCATACGCTTACATACTACGGCTGTCGTACCTGTACCCGTAAATGGGTCATAAACAACGTCTCCCTCTCTTGAAAAGTTAGTTAGTATTTTCTCTACTAGTTCTTCTGGGAATGTTGCACCGTGTGATCCTGCCACTTTCTTACCACGCTTTATTTGCCAAACGTCATTGAGCGTTCCTCTTGCGAAATTACAGTAGTTGAACTTACGGCTTATTGCATCGTTCTTATCAAATACAATGATAAGTTCTGATTGTCTGTTCAATACACCCTCACCCATAGCAGGTTGAGCATTTACTTTATCCCACACAATAATCTCTTTAACGTACTCGTTAAAATCACCCAGTAATTTAAATATTGCTCGCTTACTGCCAGTTACTATTTGTACGTTATAAAACACCATAGGCGATACTCTTAGTAACTCTCGTAAAACACTGGCGTGGAACTCATAATATTCTGCGATAGGTAAATTATCGCTAAATCCTTCATACTTCGTTGAAAACTCTTTAGTGATCTGTCTTGAACAATATTGTCCGTTTCTGATCCGCAAGTTCATATTATACGGTGGCGAAGTGATAACTAAATCAACGCTGTTATCTGACATTCGTGCCAATGTATTAAGACAACTTTCATTGAAAATTTTATTTATCATATAAAAGCCTTATTTTATAAACGCTTTCCACGCATTTATAGCCAATCGCTTATTGACTTCTACACCGTATACGCTCTCCCAAATCTTTATAGCAAGATTTAGTGCTTCATTAGATTCTGTTTCTTCCTCTATTTTGAGTTTTATCGTGCTATAAATAGTCTTGCCATTGTAGGTGAATTTAATCGTACGTTTATCTTCTTCATTACAAACCACGTCAAACTCACATTTCTTGAAATCGTCGCTAATACGGAAATTAAATCCAAACTCTTTCAATCTTCGGTTTAGTTTATTTAAGCATTTATACTCGCAATCAAAAGTGAGGTCTCCTTCGTACACACGAAGTCGGTATTTATCTCCGTTTAAATCAACGTAGATGTTCATCTTATCAATGCAAACTTTTAGTAATCTCATAGTCTTTTCCATACCTATTCAAACTCTGCGATAATCGCAACACCATTAACCATTGACTTACCATTTGTCTCTAGTTGGCGTAGTTTCTTCGCCATATAGCTTTCTTGCCCTGCGTGCGGTCTTATATCCACACGTAGTTCACGTTTGTTGTCAGCCCACATTTCGCTACGAGCAAGTGTAACTTTACTCCGCATACCTTGTAGGTTTAACTTCTTGACGATCTTCTCTAGCAATAAGCTGTCGGCAATATCTGTTAATTTAAAAAATTGGATTTTAATCATTTTGCACACCCATATCGTTGAGCAATATCGCCTGCACAATCTAGCGGTAAGTCGCTATACCACGTTCTTGATTTTTTCATTTGATACTGCATAATTTCACTCACTTCTTCTGCGAGTTCGTCTTTGCAACACACGATCACTTCATCGTGAACCGTCAAGCATAAGTGAGCATCGTCTCTCGACCAGCCACGCTTATCGAAGTCTTGTCTGATTGCCACCATAATATCTGCCATAATGATACGGCAAAGGCTCTGGGTAATATTTTCGTCGCATTTTCCAGCAAACGTCTTTTCCCAATCAGGTTTTTTGGTCTGCTTGTTCTTA